AGATGCCCTTGTCGTGGCATAAGGAGAACAAATGAGCAATCCGACGAGCAACTTCGGCTGGCAAATGCCAACGCCGACCGATTTGGTAACGGATTTACCAGCTGATTTTGAAGTCTTTGGTCAAGCAGTCGATTCAACGATGGCTGATCTCAAAGGCGGCACAACTGGACAAATCTTGTCCAAGAATTCAAACACCGATATGGATTTCATCTGGATCGCAAATGATCAAGGTGATATCACTGGCGTCACAGCCACATCGCCGCTGACTGGTGGCGGCACATCTGGCGCAATCACCGTGGGAATTCAAGCTGCATCGACTAGCCAATCTGGTGCCGTTCAGCTGACCGATTCAACGTCCAGCACATCGACGACAACTGCGGCAACACCAAACAGCATGAAATCATCATATGACTTGGCAAATGCAGCAATTCCAAAATCAACAGTTACAACAAATGGCGATTTGATTTATGGCACAGGATCATCAACCGTCACGCGATTGGGAATTGGATCATCGGGTCAGGTACTCAGCGTTTCAGGTGGTGTGCCAGCTTGGGCAACACCATCTGGCGGATCAAATACTTTTTACGCTGGAAAAAACAAAGTCATAAATGGAGATTTTGGTATTTGGCAGCGCGGTAGTTCATTTTTGACAACTGGTGTTGTTTATTGTGCTGACAGATTTTTAACAAATACTGGCAGCGTTTCAGGTTTTAGTGCTGTACAATCTACATTCACCGCAGGAACTGCACCAGTTTCGGGATATGAAGGTCAATTTTATTTGGATATTGCGGGAACATTGAGCAATGCAAGCACCGGTTATTTACAGGTTGAACAAAGAATTGAAAATGTGCGAACTTTTGCAGGTCAAACAGTCACACTTTCATTTTGGGCAAAAGGTTCAACTTCAGGCATTGTAAATACTTTACTGGGACAAAATTTTGGTGCAGGTGGTTCGACTGAAGTTTTGTCTGCAACATCAAGCCAATCAATCACAACCTCATGGCAAAGATTCACCCAAACAGTAACTTTGCCATCCATCGCTGGCAAAACTATTAACGCTGGCAATATGCTAAAGATTTATTTTGTCAAAAACATGGGTAGTTCTTATCCAACTTATGGTTCATCAAATTACACAGGAACACTTTCAATTTGGGGCGTTCAATTAGAGGCGGGTTCGACTGCGACGGATTTTGTAACAGCATCGGGAAATAGTTATCAAGGGGAATTGGCAATGTGTCAGCGTTATTATTGGCGCAACACAACAGGTGCAGCCTACGGACGCATGGCTTGGGGCATTGCAGACACATCCACAACGGTATATTTGACAGTAAATAATCCAGTCCCAATGCGTGTGATTCCAACATCTCTTGATTATTCAAGCAATTTGCGTGTATCAGATACTGTTGGGAATCAAGCCGTCACGGCAATGTCACTAAATACAAATTTCACTGATGCCCAATTAGCAGGATTGACTGCAACTGTCGCGTCTGGTCTTACACAAAATCGTTCTTATTTCTTAGAAGCTAACAATTCAACTACATCATATATCGGACTAAGTGCGGAGCTATAAAATGGAAAAAGTCACATTTGTTGAAATTGAAACGCAAGAGGGCATCCAGAATCACGCGATTATTGATCATGGTGACGGCGAATTTACTTCGATGCCAAAAGAAAATTACGATGAACAGCAAGCATTGAAAAAAGATGAGCCAAGTGCGGTCACAGAATAATTGGATCGCCAGCTCTGACCAATCAGAGATCGGCGTTCAAAGCTTCGTGATTGGGGACACGGGGGTCAAGGTGCGATGTGCGAAAGCCGTCGCACCCTTGATCGTTGCATTTTGTAAAGATTTCCATGAGCTGATTGAGCCGATCAATGAAGGCAAGCTGGATGATTGGGGCTATTGCTTCCGCAATGTCCGAGGATCAAATGACAAACTTTCAAATCACAGCTCTGGCACGGCCGTCGATCTCAATGCCGTCGATCATCCACTGGGCAAAGCTGGGACATTCCCATCGGAAAAAGTACCGATGATTCGGGCATTGGCTAAAAAGTACGGAATGATTTGGGGCGGTGATTTCAGATCGCGTCCAGATGAGATGCACTTTGAGATCGCCGTAACGCCAGCGAAAGCCGCTGCGTTGATCGGGAGCTTAGGACTAGGAGAAAAGCAATGAAAGACTTCAAAGCTCTTGCAGCTTCATGGCTGCGTTCATTTCTAGCAGCTTCACTTGCCGTTTTCATGGCTGGTGTCACCGATCCAAAGACTATTGCCTACGCTGGAGCAGCTGCCGTTGCCCCAGTAGTGTTGCGATATCTGAACCCAAAGGATAAGGATTTCGGCGTCAAATGACTGAGGCAATCACAGCGATCGGACTAATTGCAGCGACCACGGTTTCATCAATAGCAGCTATTTATGCAGCAAAATCAGAAAAAAACTCGCGTCCAGTGAGCAACGGTTTTGCCGATGGAATTCGTGCCGATGTACGTGAAATTCGATCGCTGATGATTGATCACTTAAAAGACCACAAATAAGCAATCGACACGCCGAAAACTAGGCGTGAATCTTGAATTTGTCCCATATTGCTGTCACGCTCTATTTCAGGGAGCGCGACCGTCGCTTCCCGAATCGGGAGCAAAGCAATGAATGAACTATCAATCGTCGTGGCGATGACACTGGCTGCGATCTTATGGGCAGCAGTTTCATACTCAGTCGGATACAAAGAAGGCGAGCGCGTAGGCTTTACTCGCGGTCGTGCTGTTTCACGCCATATTTCATCGTCAAACAAGGCGGTAAAATAAATGGGATTCTTGGACAATTACGAAGGCAACAAGGAGCGCACGGATCGCTGGATTGTCACATTTCCACTTGGCAGATTAGAAGCTCACATCGTCAATTTCGATGCTGAAAAAGGATCGATTTTGGTACAAGCTAAAGCATGGCGTGATCAAAATGAGATCGAGCCAGCTGGCATTGATTACGCCTTTGGCTATCTTGCAGCTTACAACGCGAACATGAAACGCTGGTTTGTTGAGGACACAGTGACTTCAGCTTTGATGCGCGTCATGGCTTTGGTCATGGGCGGAACTGAGAAGGCGACTCGAGAGACGATGCAGCAGGTCGAAACGATGACCACAAAAGTCGCTCAAGCTCCTGTTATTCTAGCTGCGGGCGAAACAGAATATGACTACTGGACTACAAAGTATGGCGAAGTCCCATCGTTCAAAAATGAGGACGAATTGACGGCAGCTGAAAAGGCACAAACTATTGGCGGAGCGATCCAAGAAGTGACGTCTCAGCTCGGGGGCGAAATGCTAAAAGAAGCTCCTCAGTGCGTTCATGGGCATCGCGTTTGGCGTGAAGGCGTATCGGCTAAGACTGGCAAAGCTTGGGGCAATTACAGCTGTGTCGAGCGGAAGCCCAATCAATGCGATCCCGTCTGGTACGTATTTACATCAGACGGCACTTGGAAGCCACAGGTGTGACAATGACAAAATATTTCATCACACCAGCACACTATCCATCAGCTCGATATAAATTTGTCGATTATGGTGGCGTTGATAATTGCGTCAAATGCGACAAATTCGATCACGTCAATGAATACACGCGTGATGATGGCTTAGTCCAGGCATTTTGTAAGCAATGCGAATTGGATTTAGAACTATGAGCGACTATATGGAGATCATCAATCCTCAGACGATGATGGCAAAGCTGTATTTCAACGGCGAAGTCGTCGAGGAATATAAAGTCGAGCAATGCGACAAATGCTCAAAGCTGACAAAGCTGGACTCGTTTGGCTATCAAAAAGGCTACGGCAACGAAAAGATCATATGGTTCTGCGGTGGCTGCCGATGATTATGGTACGACTTTCAAGAGCTGATGAAATCGTTGCAGCTTCAACCGGATTGGCACGCGAATCAAGATATGGATCGAATCCTAAATTCAAAGGCAACAAAGGCAATTTTCATCATGCCATCGTCATCCACAGTGAAGCTGCTGGAGCTGAGATCGCGACTGCACGATACTTTGGGATCGAGGACTTTGTGCCGACAGTCGATACGTTCAAGAATGAACCCGATCTACGGCTTGGGGCATTGGGCATCGAAGTCAAACAAACTGGTCACAAAACTGGTCATCTAATTATCACAGACGATGATCGTGATACCGATGTGGCTGTCCTTGTCGTGGGCGAATCGCCTACATATTACGTCGTCGGATGGATTCCCGTCAGTGTGGCAAAGAAGCCACGCTACAAGGCATCTGATGGCTCCTACTGGGTAAGCCAGATCAATCTGCAACCGATCGAGAATTTGAAACGGAGTCAATATGCCAATTCTGGAATTTGATTGTTCAATCTGTGGGAAGCTTTACGGTAAGACAAAGCAACGTCATGGACTTAAAAAAGGTTCAGAACTGACGACAAATGAATGGTTTGCGACGTGCTTGGGATGCGGTGTATTCGGCATCAAGATCGTTGATGATTCCAAGATTGATGACTTAAGCTTATGAATAAGTTATCCACAAGCTTCATCCACAGGCTGTGCGCAACGCCCAAGATTACACTCAATGTTGC